ACATTCAAGCCGAAGCCTGTATCAATGCCCTGTCATATAGGAAACGCAAGCACCCGAATTACAGGGTGACTCTGATCATTTAAAAATAAATAATTATCTTTGTAGCCAATCCTTCAGATTAAATTCAGCATCGAAAGAGGGTTCAATCGTATCGCATCTTCTAGGTAATCGGGAGCAAAATGTGCGTATCGCATGGTCATGGCGATGGTGGAGTGGCCGAGGATTTTCTGCAGCACCAGGATGTTGCCGCCATTCATCATAAAGTGGCTGGCGAAAGTGTGACGTAATACATGGGTATTCTGCCCAGGTGGCAGTTCCAGCCCTGCCCGTTCGACCCCCATCTCGAAGGCTCGATAACAGTCACCGAACAGACGGCCGCGCCTTCTGGGCAACTGGGCATAGAGCTCGGGGCTGATGGGTACGCTGCGGCTTTTCTTGCTCTTGGTACGGGTGAAAGTGATGCGGTTGGGGGATACCTGAGACTGGGTTAACTCCTCCACCTCCGACCAACGGGCGCCTGTAGCCAGGCAGAGTTTCACCACCAACAGCAAATCAGGGTTTTGACTCTCGGCACAAGCGGCCAACAGGCGCTTGAGTTCGTCAGGATAGAGAAAGGCGAGTTCGGCCTCGGCCACCTTGTAGGCCCGCAGACCATCCAGGGGGTTTTCCCCCTGCCACTCCCCTAGCCTTTTCAGTTCGTTGAAGACCGCTCGCAGGTAGGCATGTTCGCGGTTTACCGTATTGGGTGTGACACCCTGCTTCTCTTGGTTGATGGCGCGTCGGTCGGTGATATCACCCGAAAGACGAGCTTCACGGTAGGCAGCAAAATCGCGAGCTGTGAAGTTCACAGCCAGCGGGTCTCCCAGGGAATGGCAAACCGTCAGCAGCTTGGACTTACGGGCCTCGCCATCACGCAGGCTCTGACCATGGCGACCAAACCAGAGCTCAACCAAATCAGAGAGATGCCGGCCATCGGTCGGAGCCCTCTGCCCTTCCAGCCAGGGTTTGCCCTTGTCCGGATCCAGCATAAAGCGCTCAAACGCCAACGCCTCGCCCTTGGTAGCGAATCGCTTACGCTTGCGGGGACCTTCTCGGCCTTGGGGATAGACTTCGGCAAGCCAGAGCTTGGGTTTGCCGTCATCCAGTTTGCGAACGGTCATGTGAGCAGACCTACACCCAATCCAATTATTTGCCCCAACACCGAACGACCGACTTCCCGTGAGTCCGCCTTGACGGCCTCGACCAATCGCTCTCCCAAGCTCCCTTGCAAGCTATCAGGGGTGGCCTTGAGCACCTCCAACCCTTTGGCTGTCAACACAGCATTGTTGATACCGTCATAAGCCACTGGTGTGCCGTGGATATATCCAGCATCAACCAGCCATCTCAGGCTGTCGAACGCAAATTCCTTGCGCTTAAAATAGGGGTCTTTGAGGTATGGGTCTTCAGCAAACAGATGCCCTTCCGCCTCGGGTGAACGACCGTCAATGTGCTCACCATCTTCGGTGACGATGAACTTGCTGGAGGCCAGATACTGGCGCACCGGAAACAGGCTATACAGATCAGCCAGTGCCAGCACCACAATGGTATCGAACCGTTCAATATTGGAGACCATATGAATCCTTCATTAAAAGAGTCATTTGCCGATCATCAGCGCAGATACGAACTGACCGACATCATGAAGAGGCACATCATGTCGCAACTCAACGGCACTGTGGACGCCGTGCGTGCACGTGCCTTTTGGCGCACCCATCTACCAAACCTCGCCGAAGCAGAAGGGACCGAACAATTGGCGGAAGCGCTCGCATCGGCACTCGAAGAGGTGCGCTGCAAACTCACTCCCCCTCTTGTCGGATGATGCGCTTCCCCAGTGTCTTTCCATGCAGCTGAAACCACGTATCCACCCACTCGGAAAGACTACGGATATTCAGCTCCATTAGGAGCAAGAATATTTCTCCAGCCAACATCTTACAATTGGTGGCGAAGCGCTTGCGGTTCCGAGGTCCGTCTCAACTATCAGAGTCATACATCAGCGATTTAGGAGAGCGGCTTGCTATCGTAGAATTTTCAGATGGTCATTCAATCTTTATATTTAGTATCTTCATAATTTTATTCACCTCTAATTCATCTAACTCTTTGAAATTATCATTAATATATTGGAGGCATGCTTTTCTATAATCAGATACTTTCATACCCTCTGGCGGAACTTTTACAGACTTTAGCACTTGATTTGCAATTGAGTCCAGAGTGTATTGGCCTGCAGCCTTTAGTAAGTAGGCTGACCCCATCTCTGGGGATGTAACCCTTTCTCTTGACCAAGTTAGATTCCTATATCTATCTTTTTCTTCAATTAATGTCCTTATACCCTTGAGTTCAGACATAATATAGTCTTCTCGACCAACAACTTCTGTCTCAACTTTAGCTATATGTTGAATCTTGTAGTGACTTAGAAATGGTGAGTAACCTTGAACTTTAGATGCAGCCAAAGTTGACAAGGTTTTTTCTTTTAACGCTTGTTGGAAATGCTGAATCTCAACATAATTTAGTGATCTGGGGTATTCGAGATGTTGGATATTACCAACATCAAACGAATATGGCGTATCCTTGTCCTTGATAATCACGACTGGCTTATCAAAAGTAAGGCGCATCCCAAGCTCAAACATCACATTGGGATTTCTAGAACTAACATCACAGATAACAATGTCGTTACTATAGATATTGGTCACTATATTGTTTTGAATGACATTGACTTCATCGGAGTCACTAACCATTTTAACTTTAAAGTCAGTGCCGATTAGTGCATCAGTGATTATTTTACGGACATGCAGCCAGTGTTCAACAGAGCCAACTTCATTGGCTGCAATCGGCATAATCAAACCACAGGTGATAGGTTGTGTGTTGGCCTCAACAACATCGGTCTGTGCTACTTCCTCTTGCGTATGTTGCTCAACCTTATCAGCATCAGTTTTTTTCCGTTCTGTCATATCCCATGCTACCTATTTTTATCGTGTCTCTTTGACCGGCGCTGTAGATTGCCGTGTCACCCATGTTTATTTGGAGGGCCTATGTCCCAGCTCAAAACCGTACGTAATCAGCAGGCCGAGAAATGCAGAGTCGGTTTGAACCACAAACTGTTCAGTGCCGCCTCGGACTATTTCTGCTCGCTCGACCATCCCGAATGGAACGCACTCTACAATGTGACCCCCGATGAGTACCATCACGACCTTATGATCATCCTCAAGAAATGGTGCGACCATGAGGAAAACAAGATGCTCGCTCGCTTTGACCGACGGGTGGTGAGCGGTGGTCCTCTTTAAAGGCCGAACTTAGCCAAAATCTCAGTAGCCCTTGCCTCACCCCACCCGAGAGGTTGCTTGATAACGACTCTGCCACCGTTGCCGATTTGTACTGCCAATTTGGCTAATATCTTGGCGTATCGAGATTCCCATCCCAATGCTTCCGCCTGTTGTTGCATGACATCAGGCATTAGTGTGATACCGCGTTGCTGGAACGCCTTGAGCAACTCTTTCGCCTTCGACTCATCAGTCGCACTGACAATGCGCGACGAAGCGTTATTTGATCTGGTCAACTCATTGACGACTTCCCGATTCAACACCGCATCACTGACCTTGCTATCCATCTCTCCTCCCGAGAAATAAAGATGTAAAAAGGGCGCATCAGCGCCCTTGTCGTTTACGGAAAATTCGGTGTTCGACCATCACACCGATGATCTGGATGTGCTGCCGATCGGAGTGCATGGTGGGGTAATCGTCGTTGAGGGGAACCAGTTCAAACACCTCTTGTCCGTTCTCGTCGATGCCACGGGGCCGGTACTTTTTGAACGTAGCCTCGTTGCTGCCGTTCTTGGCGACGACGTAATCCCCGGGTTGCGGAGCTTCGTCGGGATCAACGATGATCAGATCCCCCTCTTTGAACTGCGGCAACATGGAGTCACCACGCAACCAAAGACCAAAGCCAAAGGGGCCGATCTCACCGCTTGCAGATACGAACTCAACATTGCCATCGAAGGTAGTGGCCTGCTCACACATCTCGCGCCAGTTGCCCGCTTGGACATAGCTTAGTATCGGGATCCGTTTGCCAGGCAGCATTACCGCCGGTTTGACGTTGTGATAACCAGGAATAGGCTGTTCTTCAGCTAGCTCAGGTGTATCCCCACTCCCTGTCAAAAGCCAGTCAACAGTTACCCCCAGCGCTTCGGCCAAATCGTTCAGATAACGGCCTTTAGGCTGGTTCAGGCCAGATTCCCACTTACTGATTGAAACGCGGGTAATCCCGATTCGCTTAGCAAGTTCGTCTTGGCTCATTTTCTGCGCGCGTCTGCGTGCAGATATCCGGTCATTGATAGTTTCCATAAACCTAAGTTACCACCCCGCACCGTAACTAAAGCAACGAAAGCGCTTGATCTCGAGCCGACCCTTAAGTTACATTCGCCTAACCCCGACACTTATGGAACGAAAAGAGAGGTGAGTAATGCAAAAATCTGAAGTGATAGAGCACTTCGGCACGGTAACAGCAACCGCGAAAGCACTGGGAATTTCACATGTAGCTGTCAGCAAGTGGGCTGAAAAAATCCCGAAGAGCCGAGCCTACCAAATCGAAGTACTGACTGGCGGCAAATTGAAAGCCGAACAGACTCAAACTGCGCAAGGAAGAGCGTAACTTAAGCAACAGGAGGCACTCATGATCATAGCCCCTATCCACATAGACACCCCGGTTTGCACGGTCGAGAGCTTCTCCGAACGGACCGGTTTGACCCAGCGCACGATCGAGAACTACGTGCGGGCTGGGCGCATTCCAATCATGCCCAAGCAGGGCCGTGCTGAAAAAGTGCTGATCAACCTGGTGCTCTACACCCAGCAAGCCATGAATCAGCCGGGTCTGGAACCCATCTCGAAACCTGTACGCACACCCAGAGTGTCGCGCAAGCAGCGGGATGAAGACCATGTTTGAACAAACTTGCAGCAAACATCCGCACTGGGTCAGTGCCTGCCAGCGCTTTACGGCGAACCACAACGTGGCCGAACTCGCCAACAAGGCAGGCATTAACCCGCAGACCCTGCGCAACAAGTTAAACCCCGACCAGCCCCACGAGCTGACCGTAGTCGAGCTGATTGCCATCACCCAAGCGAGTGAGGGGGATGAAACCCTCTTCGATGGCGCCCTGTTCTGCTGTGGCCTGACTGCCATTGCCATCCCCGATCGGGAGAAGGGCCCAAGCCTGGCCCATCAGGTGATTGACACCACAGCCAAGGTGGCAGGTCTCGGCGCGCAGGCGCTGACAGTGGTGGAGAGCGGCCGCGTCACCAAGGGGCAGCGCAATGCACTGGTCGGTGCGGCGACAGCGGCCATGGGCAACCTCGCCCTGCTGATCACCGAGATCGAGCACAAATACCAAGCCATTCCCTCTCTGTCTTGTGCGCTGGATATGGCGCGCATGGCTGTCGGAGCTTAGGAGAACCCATGAGACTGATTTGCCCCCACTGTGGTGCCCGCGCCAGCACTCGCACATCCATCCGGATGAGCCCGCTTTGCGGCATCGCCACTTATCAATGCAGCAATGTGGATTGCGGCCACACCTTCAAGGCGGGGTTCGAAATCATCGCAACCATCAGCCCTAGTGCCATGCCCAATCCGGCCATTGTGCTGCCCATTGTCCCGCGCAGGATGAAAGAGGTGGCCCAGTGACCCCCTCACTGGCCGCCAGATTCTGCGCACAGGTGAAGGAGAAACCAGCATGCAACACACCCAACCAGAGCCCCGCAACATCGCCGGTCTGACCGCCGAGGAGCAGGTGCTGATGAATACCGCAGGTATTGCGCTGTTGCGGGAGCACCTCAACCGGGCGGGTTCAAACCTCGACGGTGATTGGCTTAATGCGCCCAAGACCAAACGAGTCGCCATTTGCACCATCGCCCGCCAGCCGTGGGATTCGCTGATGATGGCGACCCTTTCTGCCCTGCCCTATCAGCAGCGTGAGGCGATCCGCCTTGCGGTGATTGCGCTGGATTATCAGTCGCTGTTTCACAGCGGGTGTGATCCGAAGGTGTGGCACCCATCGGTGAAGGTGATGCCGGCAGAACTGGCCGAGCGGAAGAAGAGAGAACAGGCCAAACGCCAGCAACTGGATCATGCGGTGCATGTCGCTGGCCAGATTGGCGAAAAAGGCCCGAGAGCAATCGGGCACTAAAAAGCCCGCTTAACGGAGCTGCAACTCCAAGCGGGCCTTTATCAACAACGTATGAGGAAGTCGACATGGCAACTTTAGCGATCCCCTGCGCACTGCGCAACCTTCGCATCCAGCAACGCAAGCTGACGGGCCGCTATGGCGCCCGTCTTAGCCAGCACCCGGACGGTGTAGCGCTGCTCGAGCGATCCACCGCCCTGGCTTGGGCTTCTCTGTTCAGCTGCATCAACCCCTGCACACCTCAACAAGGAGCCTGACCATGACCGCACAACCAACCCAAATCAATCTGCTCAACCACCATGCCGCCAAACGCCTGCGCCAGTTGCGGGAACAGCTGAAATTGAGCCGCCCGAAGTTTGCCGATCTGCTGGGTATTCCGCCCACCACGCTCAAGAACTACGAGCTGGGATACCGCGAGATTGGCGGCGGTTTGTTCCTGCTGATTGCCAACCACCCGGAGCTGAAACGGCACATCGACTGGCTGCTGACCGGCATCGCTACGCCAGAGGTGCAGGTATGAACAAGCTATTCCACCCCGTATCAGAGCAAGAGGCGCTGGCAGAGTTGCCGCGCCTTCAGCAACGGCTGACCGCCAAAGCTCGCCCTGCTTCTTTTACCTATCGGGGGTCAGAGGGCAAATCCCTGTTAATCCAGGCGCAGCAGTCATTGCGCTGGCACCAGTTGTTTCACCACCTCAACCGGAGGGCCCGCCCATGAGTGATGCCATCAAGATTGCCAGCCAGGCGCCCAAGGTGATCGAGGGTCTGCTGGCCGAGATGTTTGCCGCACGCGCCGAGGATAACCGCATCGCCCTGGGCGCACTCTACTCGGGGGATGAATACATCCAGGTGCAACTGGTGGTGACCAGCAAGCCTGCGGATCTGCTCGATGACGATTTGGTGATGGGGGATGAGGCATGAGTACCACGCTGTTCACCCTGGCCAGCCTGAAAGAGTGGCTGGCCCAGAACGAATCGAAACTGCTGCCGACCGCCCCGCTCTGCTGTGGTGGTGAACTCGGTATCTCAATCCGCATCGAGGCGGGCCATATCACGATCGATGAACCGGACTTTCAAGCAATAGATGAGGCATGCGATGAGCAACTTCGAACTGTTTGAGCTGGACGCCCAACAACATCAGTGCGAGGCCGGCCCTGCACATATGCAACCCACCACACCGGTCAGCCAGCTGACCACCCACTGGTTTGCCGCCCGCGCCGAGTTTATCGCTGCGGGCAGCGATGCCAGAGGCACCCGGGATCAGGTGGCCGAGCTGCTGGCGCTGGGCGCAATGCGCACCGTCTACTGGTTGGCCGCTGCCAATCAAGAGTTGGCACTAGCCCGGGAAATTGCCGAGTGGTGGGCCGAGTGCGCACCACTGCATGGACAGGGGGAGATCATCAAATGAGCCATGGACTGCAATGGGAGCTCACGCTCCTGCAAGATCGCTGGCAAGCCACCTACCGGGAAGACGAGGCACGGCTGCGCCTTTATCAGCGAGAGCTGGCCCATGCGCGCCGGCTACCTGCCCGCCCCCACGCCAGCATCAAACAGTTGCTGCGCCAATGTGCGGCCGCCCGCCGATTAAAAGAGCATGCCCAAATGAGCGTTCGTGGCTGCCAATCCCACATCAAACAGCTATCCGGTTATCTCTCTGCATGACCAGCAAGACCAAACGCCTGCCGCTGTCGAAAAGAACACTGCGGCAGCGCATCGATACCCTTTGCAACTCTCTGCCCGGCGTCAACTTTGACGCCGCTTTTGCTGGTGACCGCGGCCAGTACGATCTGATCTGGGCCATGCAACTGCTCGATGGGCTCTCCACCGAGTTGACCAAGAACCTGTTCAAGCAGTACATCCGCCGCCGCAAGGATTGCAGCTTCACCCACTGCCGCTCCGCCAACATCTGGTTGAGGGAGCGAACCAAGTGGGTGCGGATGCAACTCCAGGCCATCCCGGTGGATCCAAAACAGATGCGCGATGACATCGGCCGCAAACAGATTGCCCACCAGTTCGCCAACCAGACCGCTGCCATTTACAAGAACATCGAACGAGGCATCAAAGAGGGTGCCGAACCTGATCTGCTGCAGACCTGGGAGCTGATGCGCCAGCCTGCCGACCAGTGGGGGTTTATCGGCGAGCTGCCGAAGTTCAAAACCGACGAGGTGCGGGATAACTGGATCCTGAGCGTGATGGTGCGCCTGATCTCTGCCAAGTGGTGGGAGAAACGCGTCAACCGCTGCTGGGACAGGCTGCAAGAGCACGTCAATATCCTGCTCGGCAAAGTGCGCAAGGGCGTATCTGCTTATGTATCGAACGCCACCATGAAGGTGGTACGCGAACGCAAGCGGGCCATGATGCGCTGGCTGGCCGAGTCGGAAGTGGTGAACGAGCGTTATGACCTGGTCGTGTCGATGAAGGATTGCTGGGAGGCCAGCAACGCCAACCCGGTGAACCGCCGCAACGAAATGATGGTGCGGGCGCGAGGGTTCAATGACTATGCCGAGGAGCAGGGTCATGTGGGGGTCTTCTTCACCTGGACAGCCCCGAGCCGCTTTCATGCCTGGACACAAAAGCACAATGGCAAAGCGGTAGAGAACAAGCGATATCAAGGGGCCACGCCGCGGGAGACCTGCGCCTATCTGGCCAAGCTATGGAGCCGCACCAGAGCCGCCCTCAAACGGTGGAACGCGCCCGTTTATGGATTTCGCGTTTGCGAGGCTCACCACGACGGCACCCCGCACTGGCATCTGCTGCTATTTATGCGCCCGGAAGATCGCAACCGGGTGATCGGTATTCTACAACGCTATGCCCTGACCGATGACCACGAAGAGCTGGTACGGGATATCAAGGGCACCCCACCCTTTACCGACTTTACTCCCCGCTTTGACTGGAAAGAGATAGACCCGGCCAAGGGGGATGCCGCCGGCTATCTCGCCAAATACATTGCCAAGAACATCGACGGCGCCTACCTGGACGACGACGACGAGGCTGGCACCGCCGCCGATGAGGGTGCCCTGCATGCCGTAGCTTGGGCCAGTTGGTGGGGCATTCGCACCTTCCAGCAGATCGGAGGTGCTCCAGTCGGGGTATGGCGTGAACTGCGCCGCATCAGCAACGCCAAGAAGAATGCCGATCTGGTGGGCCCACCCAAGCCCGTGCTGCAAGACCCGCGCTTTGAGGCGGCTCGCTTTGCCGCAGATAACGGCATCTTTCGCTGCTACCTGCACGCCATGGGCGGTGCACTGGCGACCCGCGCCGAACACCCCATCAAGCTGGCCCACCTTATTGAGGAGCAGGCCAACAGCTATGGCGAAGACATCAAGCGCCTGATGGGCATTACCTCCGCTCGCCTTGGCATCAAGACCCGCCTGCAAGGATGGGAAGTGATGCCTGCAGGTACCTATGTTGCCAATAGAGCCGCCGAGATTGCAGCGAGGGGGGTTGGGGTTAAGACGGGCGACAGCCCGGCACCTTGGAGCTCTGACAATAACTGTACGCTACCGGATCCTGATGCCTTCACAGACCAGATCATGAGGGAACAATGGGGGTTATCGCCCTTCTCCATCGACCGTTTGGAGGCTGGGGCCAGTGTCAGGGCAGACGGTTTCACCCTCTGGCTTGAGAACGGCCAGCTGCAGTCGTGCATATCGCTCCCAATCGAGCTGGATTGGCAACTGGAGGGACCACAGTCTAGCGAACAGGACCAGCTTGATGAATACGCGGTACCAGAGGGGGATGAGGACTGGCCGATGCTGGTTGAGCTCTGCGGCAAGGTCTACCAGGCACAAGGCCACATCGGGGCACACCGCTGGATAGAGATGCTTCCGGAGCCCTATCAGTCGGAGATGTGGAGAGTACTGGAGGGGCTGGATGCACCCCAATGGTTGCAAGAGCAGGACAACTACAGCGAAGAATGGGTATGAACAACACAAAGACCGTTAGCCGCGAAGAGTACCGCCGCTTGGATAATCGGGTGACCGGTATTCTCCAACAGCGCTGGCCAGCCAACGAGATCAGCCAGTAGGTGGTGCTGCTCCAGGGCAAACAGCAGGTCGTGGCCTACGCCATCCTGCGCCGCCGCCATCCGCGCCCCGCATCGTTGGCCCTGCCGGCCATCGCCGACGAGGTGCCGACCCCGTATCAGGCCAGAGCCAACCGCCCCACCGTGCCGCAGCTCTCAACGGATGGCTGCCCTGTTGGCCGTAGCCATATCGTGAAAGGGCTCCCCCAGTGACCATCGACCAAAACGGCACCATCAGCTGCACCATCACCGGCCGCACCTTCTGGATTGCGCCAGGCAGTTCCACTGACCGCACTAACCCGAGGACAGCCGAACAGCTCAACCCAAGGTACAATCCAGCACTGCACCAGGCATGTGGTTGATCACTACACTAACCATTGTGCCGTAAATACAAAGCTCAACCTTGAGCTTAAATGCTCGACGTTTGGAATCACTATTCCACCATTTATTTCATGCGATTGAATAATACATTACTGGTCTGTTTTTGTGGTTAGTAAATAGTGTTTACTACCGATTGAAATGACCATCTCCTTACCAGACGAGGTAAATTCGAAAGAATAAACATGAAGAGGCTCAATGTTTAAATCAACCTTATCTATTATTACCTTCTTGCAAAAGTCAAAGAATATAACTTGACTTTCCGATGTTGAAACAGCAAATGCCTTTGAGTTTGGTAGAAAACGGACATGATGCATATGATTACAGATTTTTTCATGCTCAAACTCAAAAAATTCTTTTTTATTTATACATTCATTAATCTTAAATGTATAAAGCATCTTATAGGTCTCAGCACACCATAAATTAACCTTACCAGATTCATGGCTAGAAACAATATATTTACCATCATGAGAGAAATCTACACAATATGTGTAAGTGAAGCAGCTGTTATCTTTATTAGCAAACAAGCATTTTTTTTGCTCTACATCAATAATGCCAAACACACTTGCAGAGCCACCAAATGCGAAAATATTTTTATCTTTTTTCGAGAAACAAGATGTCATGATTGTCAATTTTGATGCTGCATACTTCAGTGACTCTGAATCCTTAAACATCAGACTGAGAACTTCTTCACCAAGGTCCATCTCAAAATTCAGACCCCTATTAATGTCTATGAATTTTAACTTGTCAGATGCCCCCCCCAATATTGCGACATCATCGTCATTAATAGAAACTGCAAACAGTGCTTCCTCAAACTTATATGAAATAAATTTATTACTAGTCAGATTAATATATCCAAAGCATCCAGAGTCACTGACAAAAGCAAGAGCGTGGCTATTGGATGCAATTTTTTCAACACTTCTAAAACCTTCATCAGGATGTATTTTTATCGATTTTGAAATCGTTCCACCCTCGCCAAATAAATATATTTCATTCGAATCACCCACTATATAAAAAACACCATCAATGTAAGTTGCCGAGTATGAAACATCAAATTTATTTCTAGTTATTCGCTTTAATTGGTTTGGGATGGAGATGTTATCAAATGTAAATCCACCATCACTTTCTAATAACGAGCTATATTCCCATGGGATCTGGGAAAAATCCGTTAACTTCATAACACTGTCCCTAGTTTTAGAAAAAACATCACTTATTGATAACCCATATTTTTTAATGTTATTAATCAAATGATAAGTATAGATGCTATTATTACCTTTCCCATCCTTGGCAGTATTTCCTGATGATGTAGAGAATGCAATCAATGTATTGTTATTTGCTTTATTTTTTTTTGGAATAGGTGACACTGCACAAACAGGATTATTTCTACATGCATCAACCACTATTAACTTAAAACCTGATTTATTTTTTTCAAAAAAATCATTCTGAATTTTGTCTATTGTCAATGACGATTCCAAGTTAAATGAAACCTTGTAGTCGATTGAAAACAAATAGTTGGTATCTCTATCTTCAATTGCGTGACCGGCGAAGAAAAAAATAATATCATCCCCCTCGCAAACAGTATCAACAAAGTCACTAAAAGCACGAATAAAATCATTCTCACTCAGGTCGCCATAATAAAACACATCAAAACCTTTATATGATAGAATATCTTTTATAGCTTTAGCGTCATTTATAGCATTGCTTAGTTTATCTTTATTATCCTGGTAGGAGTCATTACCAATAACGAATGCTTTTTTCAAATGAACCTCTCAATTTATAAATATATTTATGGCACGTTAGCGCCATTCTTTACTAAAATCGATATCGAAGGACGTTGCCATAGTGAAAGAGCCAAGCTGACAGTAAGTTATAAACCGCCGTACAGAAGTTCGCACATTACTTCACTTCGAGCCGACTAAGATGTCATCAGTTACACCCATAAATAGCTAAAAAAATCAAACCACGTTGATTTTCATTGTATTATCCCATTTACCTAAACTTGGGGATTGGCCGAAAAAACAGCCTCATTGTGATTGGGGAGCCTAGCCCCCCCCCCTACCAATCATACCTACGACTAACGCAGAAATTTTGACACTCATAGAGGCTATACAAGAGCAGTACCCCTCTATTCAGCCATAACTATTTAGCATTAGCAATGCTGCGTCACAAAAAACCATTCTTAAACACTTTCATTACACAACAAATTACGCCCAATCCAATTAACCAATGCAATTCTAATGTATTTATTAAAGTTAATGTAGTCCGCATTTTTTTCTTTAAATGAAAATGAGACCTCACGTTGCAAGTTGATATTGAATTCATCAAATGCAAACTTTCCACTGTGGAAATGGCTTGACCTGACCGTATAAAAATAATCTGACAATTTTTTATCGAAACCTTCGTTGGAATATTTCATCAAAAAATCAGAAAAACTTAATTTTTCAGACTTGGCAAGCGCCTCTATGGCACAAACTTTGTAGGACTCATCCCGAGTAGCAATACCATTACCAGAAGTTAAAGATATATTGTACATTCTGCAACATGCATCGAAAGCTTGTCTCTCATCTTCACCCAATCTAGCAATTCCTATGAAGTATTTTCTAATATCACTCGGTATTTTGATCTCTTCACCTGGATAATGTGGCATATAATCAATAGGTATGTGCATGGGCCTTTCTTTACTTGTTTCTTTATTTTTCTTTATTTTATGCTTAGAAAATAAATCATCAAGAAAATCGTTATTGGAGTACGTATCGTATATCATTGAGTCAAAAAAAACATACCCCCCATCAGGCTTTTCCATGGCAAATTCTAGAGACATTTTCCCAGAACTAAACGAGTTTACATGCTCTGTATCTAACATTGACTTAAGCCCATAATGATTATCCTTAACCATTAATTTTAACTCATAGTCAATATAGCCAGTTCTATATCTATTTATATCAAAACCGCCTTGAGCGTTCTTGGTTGTGAAAATACGAAACTCTGATGTAATCATCTCAAAGCCAACATCTAATAAAACAGACAAATAAGCATTAACATCTAATGTAAAATTATAAGCCAAACTTCTTGCATGTTCTATATTAACAGCATGCACTTCAATATCATACATCACGACTTGTTCCGTAAATGGTTCCTCCTTGCTTGTCCATATATACGGCTTAATCAAAAACTTATACTTGCCATTTATAAGAAATTCACCTCTAATAGGATGTGAATTAAAAATCTTATTATATGTCCTTACCGTATAAAGTTTTAGCTCTTCATTTATTTGACCTCTTAAAACTTGATCCATAAACTCCAAGACAAAATACTTCAAATGAATTTCATTTATATCAATTTCTGACTTTAATACATCAACCTTTATTGACACCATCTCCTTATCCGTAAATTTGAATTCAACATCCAATATAGTCAAACTACCTAACATGTCTTTTTCAACAGAAAATCTGATACATCGCCCTTTAATTTTCGAGTCCTCACTGAGGCTTGAATGTTTAATTTCCTTACAGAACTCCCCCATACAAGATTGAATTCTAGTTAACGTGTCGTGTTTTAACTTATAAATTTTATTGTGTGTATATGTAATCATTTTTACCATAATCCTGCTTTAGTTAAAAATAATATAAAACTTATATTTATTCGTGCATATCCAGCATAAATTATTATTGCGTATATTAATTGAATTTTAATACCTATTCTGCATAATCCATGCGCCGAATATTACTACATACCCTAATGGCTCCGCAACGCATCAATAAGCACTCTAACGAACCCCACTATCATTAATGGGCTACCGCACGGGATTTCAGTTCCTAGCGTGTTGCTTTTACCTGTTTGAAAATAGAACAATCATCAGGCACATTGGCTGCCTTTGGAGTGAGCGGGTTCGAATGGGCAATAGGCAACTATAGTTACACAACTGAACAATACCCCCCCTTCGGGCCTGAAAGGATCTGACAGATAATGAAGGATCGCATAAAGGATCCTGCATCCCGCGCGCGGCCAATGCTGGCGAAGGGTGCCATTCCCCTCCACCTGCCGTTCACCCGCATGATTTTCAACACATAAAGCGCGCAGGCGAGGCGGGGTCCCGATTGCGCGCGCTGGGTGTTGAGGGGCCTTTCGAGGCTCCGCTCAATGCTCGCAGGTGCGCGTGAAGGATCTCGGGAGTGTGATGGACGAAGGGTTGGCCGACGCTGGCCTGTAGCGCGACTGGTACGCTCTGGCAGGATGGGAGCTCAGCCAAAACAAAGCCCCCTGGATAGGGGGCTTTGAATTAAATCATGGAGGAATTTGGAGGAATTCCAATTTGAAGATAGCCAAGGTTTTCAGCTTTGCACTGTCAGATCTGACAGTCGATAAGAAGTGAATCGGATGATCTCCTCCCCTGCCCACTCGTTGAACTGCGCAAAGTTCGCCTTCATGCTGTCGATCTCGTTGACGTCAAACACCTGGGCCGCTTTGGTCACATCCCCAAACCCGCCCGTATTGTTCGGCACCACCCCCATCAGCTGCGGCGGCACCCGGTGGGCCGCCAGCTGGTCATCCCGGCTCACCCCCTTGATAGACAGGAAATCATCCTTGGCCGCAATCTCGGCCACCGGGATCAGCTTCACCGAATCAGCCTTGCCACCCGGGGTGTAGAGCAGCAGGTTACGGAAGTTGCCCGGCCCCTTGCTGTTTTGCAGCGCCGTCTTGAGCGCGGTGATGTCGCCCTCGTTCTGCAGAGCATCGCTGATGTGCAGAATGAACCCCGCATGGCTGCCGTTCTCGTAGTAGCGACGGCGAAACAGGGTGGCCGACTCGTTGAGCAGTGCCGAGTTCAGGCTGGCCACATAGTCGGGGATGCCATAAATCTCCTGGTTAACGTCCGCCTCCATCACATGCCCCACATCACCGGCGGGCAACTCCACCTCATCCCCAGGCCTTGGCACCCACCAGTAGCGGTTAAGGTCGAGAGAGCGGCGGGTGTACTTTGCCGGCATCTGGTCATAGCGCAGCGTGCCACCCAGCCGGTTGCGCACCCGCTGCAGGTGAGCGTTGCCGAAGATCTCGTAATCCATCACCAGCCCGGTGAAGGTGGCCAGGCTCAGTTTGGGATGAGGGATGAAACAGCCGCGCAAGATATTGCGCTTCACCTGGATGGCCGAGGCGTGATGCACCGCTGCCCGATAGACCCGCGCCAGCCCGTGCAGGCTCAGGGGATGCTCATACCAGCGGCCGTTGTGCATCGACTCGAGGTAATCGAACACCTCCCGCTGGGACAACACCGGGATAGCCTCCCCAAACGTAAACGCCTGCACACCGGCAGGCGAGTTGATCTGCTCACTCATCAGTAAATCTCCATAAAGCCGTAATTGGTGCCGGTCTGCCCCTCAAGGGGCTCGTGTAACAGAGCTTGCATGGTTGCCCAGGCAATATCGGCGTGGCTAGTCTCATCAGATCTGCTGGCCTCGAAGGTGGGCAGCTTGCCGCTTTGGGTCACGGCGCGGCGGATGCTCATAAACGCCTGGGCCAAGTCGGTCCAGCCGCTGTCAAACTCCAGCCGCCCCTTGTTCATCACATCTTGCGCCTTCATCACCATCCGCATCTTCACGTTGGGGTTGTACTGGATGGCGGTGACTGCAGGGAAAAACTGCTTCACCAGCTGATAAACCCCCTCCCCGATCCCGGTGGTGTCGATGCCGATATAGGCCACGTTGTAGCGATCGCAGATGGCACGAATGGATTTGGCCTGGGCGTCAAAGTCCATCCCCTGCCAGCGGTGGCGCTCCAACACCCGAAACTTGCCACCCGGCACCAGTGGCGGGGCCAGCACCGCGCAGCCGGCGCTGTCACCTTTACCCCCCTTGGCCGGGTCATAGCCGATCCACACTGCCCGGTTGGCCAGCGGCCGCAAGGTGTGGGGCTTGTAGTCCTCCCACACCAGCCAGCTGTCGACCATGCAGCGCTGCAGCGTCGCCAACGGAAACAGGCTCTCGGTGTCATCTATGAACTCGCACATCAGCAGGTTGCGGTATTCATCCTCGGAATACTCACTGCGCAGCTGATCCAGGTCGAACAGGTTGCAACCGCCGCGCACCGCATCTTCCACCGTGACGATCTGCCGCCATTGCCCATCGGCGCACAACTTGCCGGCAGACAGGTTGGCGTGGCTCAGGTCAATCTCGACCCGGTCGGCCTTGGCCTTACCGCGGTTAAAGTTGGCGCCAGACCAGAATCCATAAGCGGGATGAGAAAGGCTGGAAGGGGTGGAGATGTAGGTCTGGCGCCACTTCTTGTGCATCGCCATACCGGACGCCACCTTGCGGAACTCCAGAAAGCCGTGGATCCAGAAGTACTCATCCATGTAGATGTTGCCGTGGTAGCTCTGGGCGGTGCGGGCGTTGGTACCGAGGAAGTAGAGATGTGCCCCGTTCGGCAGCACTATGGGGTCACCTTTCAGTTCAACCCCCTCCTCCTTGGCGAACTGGATGATGTACTGCTTGAACATATGGGCCTGCGCCTTGCTGGCTGACAGGAAAATCTGGTTGCGCCCGGTCACCAGGGCATCAATGAACGCCTCGAAGGCAAAGAAGTAAGTCGCCCCGATCTGGCGCGACTTGAGCAGGTCGCGGATCCGGTACTCCTGCCCGGCCTGATACCAGACCCGCTGGTAATCGAACATGGTCGACTCAAACCGCTCGATGAGCCGTTCTTGCTGCTCGGGCTCCACCACGTTGCGCTCGGGGGCCTTCTTCGGCCCCTTGTTGCGGTTGGCCACCTTGGGGTTGAGGTCGGCCTCGTTGCCGCCGTTGCTGTACTTGTTGACCCGGGCGATACGCTCAAGCTGGCGACCCAGCAGATCAATCTCCTTGAAGTCGCCGCCGCTCTTGGTCTCCTTCATCACCAACTGGATCATGCGCGCCTCGATGGCGCTATCCACCCGGTCTATCGGTTTGATGTCCTCCCAGCCGTCGCGTTTCTTCCAGGTCGAGACGGTACCCTCCGGCGTTTGCAGCAACTCGGCAATGGCACGCAGCGGGTACCCCTGAAAGAACAGGTACATGGCCTGCCGTCTGGGGTCGAGATGGGGAAAGATGATGGGTGCTGTTGTCATGGCACCAGTCTACCCAGCCGCTACTACCCCAAACGCCCCACTGCCAGTGTGTAGCGCCACCACACACTGGCCCCGGATTGCACGATCCCGCCGCTCACCCAGACCATAACCGCGACATCACTACCCAATTACCAAAGGGATCCCAGCACATGCCTAAGTCCAAATTCTTCCGTGTTGCGGTTGAGGGGGGCACCACCGACGGTCGCGCCATCACCCGCGAATGGATTGAGCAGATGGCCCAGCGCTACAACCAGGCCACCTATGGCGCACGGGTCAATATGGAGCATATCCGGGGCCTCGACCCCAACGGCTTGTTCAAGATGTACGGCGACATCACCGCCGCCAAGACCGAAGAGGTCACCATCGAGGGGGAACAGCGGCTGGCCCTGTTCGTCCAGATTGACCCGACGCCGGAGCTGATCGCGCTGAACAAGAAGCGCCAGAAGGTCTACACCTCCATCGAGATCCACCCCAACCTGAACGAAAAAGGGGCCTACATGATGGGGCTGGCCGTGACAGACAGCCCGGCAAGCCTTGGCACTGAAATGCTGCAGTTCTGCAGCAAAGCCGCGGTCAACCCGCTGGCCGACCGCAAATACCATCCGGAATGCCTGTTTACCGAAGCCCTCGAAACCGTCATCGAGTTTGAAGATGAGCAAGAGAAAGGCCCGGGTCTGCTGGAACGGTTCAGCGCCATTTTCACCAGTCACAAGCAGCAATCGACCGCCGATTTCAGCGAGGTGCATCAGGCCGTGGAAGCCGTCGCCAAAGAGGTGACCAGCCTCGATACCGACCTGCAAACCAAGTTCAACGAACTGACGGCCCGGCAAACGGCGACCGCCAACGCCCTGGCCAACATGACCACCCAGCTCGAGCGCCAGGAAGATTTCAGCCACAAGCGCCAGCCTGCCACCGGTGATGATGGCACCAAGCCAACCAAAACCGATTTTTAAGGGACCCCGATAATGCGCAACGATACCCGTCAGCAATTCGAGCAGTACACCAACCAACTGGCGAGCCTGAATGCCGTCAGCTCGGCCATGGTGCAATTCAGTGTCGAGCCCAGCATCCAGCAAAAGCTGGAAACCAAAATGCAGGAGTCCGTCGACTTCCTCGGCATGATCAACATCGTGCCGGTGGATGAACTCAAAGGGGAAAAGGTCGGCATCGGCATCAATGGCACCATTGCCTCTCGCACCGATACCAGTGGCGGCAAGGCTCGCGTCCCGTTCGACCCGACCGGACTGCAAAACACCAAATACGAGTGCGAAAAGACCAACTACGACACCAGCATCGGTTACGCCAAGCTTGATACCTGGGCCAAGTTCAAAGACTTCCAGATCCGCATTCGCGATGCCATCGTTAAGCGCCAGGGCCTGGACCGCATCATGATCGGCTGGAACGGCAAACTTGCCGCGAAAGATACCGATCGCGTCCAGTTCCCCATGCTGCAAGACGTCAACATCGGCTGGATTGAGCACACCCGCAATGATGCTCCCGCCCAGGTGATGAGCGAAGGGGATGCGGGTACCGGCCATATCTACATCTACCAGCCCAACAGTGAAGCCGACACCAAAGAGGGGGATTACGGCAACCTCGACGCTCTGGTGTTCGATCTGGTCAACAGCAAGATCAAACCCTGGTACCAGGACGACACCGATCTGGTGGTGATCTGCGGTCGCAAGCTGCTGGCCGACAAATACTTCCCCATCCTCAACGAGACCCGGGACAACCAGAACAAGCTGGCCGGTCAGGTACTGGTGAGCCAGAAGCAGATTGGCGGCCTGCTGGCGATCCGCGTCCCCTTCGTCCCGGAAGACACCCTGATCGTCACCCGTCTCGACAACCTCTCCATCTACTGGCAGATCGGCGGCCGCCGTCGCCACCTGGAAGAGCAGCCGAGCCTCGACCGCATCGTCAACTGGGAATCCTCCAACGATGCCTACGTGGTCGAGGATTACGACTGCATCGCCGTCGCAGAAAACATCACGCTGGGCGCCAAACCTGCGCCTGCAGGCGCTTAAGGAGCCACGATGACACCTGCACAACGTCACACCGCCCGCATCATGGCCGCCCTGCAAGGGGCGGCCAATCCCGAGCAGGATCGCGCCGCCGCCAACCAGTACGAACTCCAGCTGATGCAGCTGGCCGAGCACCGCCGCACCCTCAAGGGCATCCAGAGCCTCGAGCGCAAGATTGACGCCAAACGCACCATGCTGGCCACCTACACACCGTGGATTGATGGCCTGCTGGCCGCCGATCGCGGTGGTCAGGATGACGTCATGGTAACCGTGATGCTGTGGCACCTCGACACCGGCGATCTGGCAAGTGCCCTGCCGATGGCTGATTACGTGATCCGCCATGGCCTCAATACCCCGGACCAGTACGAACGCACCGCCCCCACCCTCATCGCCGAAGAGGTAGCCGATACCGCCATCAAGCTGCAAGAGGCGGGCAATGGTCCATCCCTGCCATTACTCAACAGCTACATGAGCATGCTGGCTGACTGCGACATCTTCGACCAGGTACGCGCCAAGTTGCACAAGGCGGTGGGCCGCGCCTGTTATGCCGAAGGGCTCAAGGAGCAAGCGGCAGACCACTACCGCCGCGCCATCGAGCTGCACGACAAGGTGGGCATCAAGCGAGAGCTGGAAGATTTGGTGCGCGAGATCAAAAAGGATAAAGCCGCCGCCGGCCAGCCCGCCAACGAACCGGCACCGCAGCCGGACGCAGAGCCTCAATCCGAATCACAGCCACCCGAACAGCCAGCCCCCGCCCCCGGCGAGGCCAGCTAACCGAGCGAACCCCGCACCCTGGGCGGCTCGGGCCTGACGAATGCCAGCGGCATACCAGACGGCCCGACCACCGCCCAACATGCGGCGCCACCTCAAATCAGGAGCACCATGAGCACCGGATTTTTAGCCACCAACCCGACCCCGGCCGCCACAGAAGAGGGCGACATCACCAGCGCCCCCTTCTGGCCGGCCATCTCGCTCTGCGCGCTGCGCGACACCGTCCGGCTCGATGGCACCATCACCACCGCCCGCCTCACTCATGCCGTGATCGACGCCATCACCAGCGTCAACCGGGATCTGGCCCAGTGGCGCAGCGCCAGAGAAAGTGAAGGTCACGCCACCCTGGCCGCAGTCCCCGCCGAGCCCATCAACGGCGAATCGATATACCTGCACAGCTACCGGCGCGCCGTCTACGCCATGACCCGCGCCAACCTGCTGGAGCGCTACACCGACTACAGCGCCACCGGTGACGGCATCAAAGGGGCCGATGCCAAAGAGATAAGTTCGGATGACCTCTACCGCGATGCCCGCTTTGCCATCCGCGACATCATCGGCACCACCCACACCACGGTGGAGCTCATCTGATGCAACTGCGCAGCCTGCAGGGCGACACCCTCGATCTCATCCTGTTTCGTCACTACGGCTACACCGCAGGCATCACCGAGCAGGTGCTCAACCTCAACCCCGGGCTGGCCGCGCTCGGCCCCATCCTGCCAACCGGCACCCTCATCAACATGCCAGCGGCCCCCACTCAGGCCGAACAGCCGCTGATCCAGCTATGGGACTGACTGTCATGCGACAAAAGAGAACACCGACATGAGCCGCCTCGACGACGAACTCGAACGACTGGCCAACATCAGCGAGCAACAACTGGCTGCCCGCATCCATGCCGCCCGCATTGCGGGCACTGGCCCCCACTACTGCATCGACTGCGACGACCCGATCCCGCAAGAGCGCCGCGAGGCGATCCGGGGCTGCGAGCGCTGCGCCGACTGCCAGACCATCCACGAATTCCAACTCGCCCGCCACTGCGGCAGCAAACGATAGGAGAGCACGATGCCAGAACCGATTTCCTCCAGCGCCGCAACCAGCACCCTCACCGGTCTGGCCTTGCTGTTCACCCTGCCAGGGGTGGATCCCTCCGTGGTGCTCGGCGCACTCACCGGCGCGGTGCTGTTTATCTCGGCCGCCGAAGAGCAGGGGCGCCTGCGCCGGATTGCCCTGTTTGTCGCCTCGTTTATCAGCGGCCTGCTGCTGGCCGGCTTTACCTGCCAACTGCTGGAGGTACTGCTGCCCGACAGCGTCCAGGTCAGCAATGCGATCGGCTCGCTGATCGCCTCCGCCATGATGGTGCGCCTGCTGCAGCTCATCATGCGCAATCAGGATCGGCTACTTGAAGCCTTGTTTAACAAAAGGGGGCAACCATGATCCCGACCACTCCGACCGGTGTGTTTATCTACACCGCCCTTTACGCCCTGGTCTGCGCCGCCATCTTCCTGCAGGTCATGCTGTTTGACCGCAAAGGTGGCGAGTATCGCGCCCTGCCCGCCTGGATGGCGTGGCTGCTCTGCGTGCTGTCAGGCTCCATTCCGCTGCGCTTTCTGTTCGGTGGCATTCCGGTGCCAGATCCGGCCGCCTTCGGGCTCGCCCTCTTCCTGCTGTGCGCCGTGCTCAACACCCGCGGCTCGGTGCACCACCTGCTGCCCCGGGGCAAACCGTCCAGCACCGACCATGCCCGGGATATTTATCGGAGGTACCAGCCATGAGCCTGAAAAAAGGGGATACCGGCACCGCCGTGGCCGACCTGCAACGCCGCCTCACCGCCGCCGGTTATCCGGTGGCTGTCGATGGCTGGTTTGGTGAGGCAACCGAGCAGGCGCTGATCGCCTTCCAGCGGGATTACATGATTGCCGCCATCGGTCAGGCGGGCCCGCGCACCCTGACCGCACTGCTCGGCAGTGAGCGCGGCAACCAGCTGACCATCAACCACATGCAGGCCGGCGCCGATCTGATGGCGGTACCGCTGGCCACCATGGCCACCGTTGCCCAGGTCGAGAGCATCGGTGAAGGCTTCACCCAAGCCATGCGCCCCGTGGTGCTGTTCGAGCGGCATGTGTTCTACAAGCAGCTCACCAAACATCTGGGCAAGGCGGCCGCCGACCAGTTGGCCGCCCATTACCCCAACCTGGTCAACCCCAAGCGCGGCGGCTATGCAGGCGGCGCAGCCGAGTGGGAGCGGCTGCAACTGGCCATCAGCCTGAATAAGGATGCCGCCATTGAGTCGGCCAGCTGGGGCATGTTCCAGATCATGGGCTACCACTGGCAGCCACTGGGCTTTGCCTCTGCCAGCGACTGGCAGGCGGCCATGCAGCGCAGCGAGGTCGAACACCTCACAGCCCTGTGCCGCTTTATCCAGCAAGACCCCGCCATGCACAAGGCACTGCAGGGGCGAAAGTGGGCGGATTTCGCCCGCCGCTACAACGGCCCGGCGTTTAAGGAGAACGAATACGACACCAAGCTGGCCAAGTGGTTTGCGCACTTCACCAAGGTCTATCAGGTGCAGGAGGTGGCCAATGTGGCGTGAGCTGCTGGGCTCGCCCCTCAGCTGGTTGCTGCTTGCGTTGGCTGTCGCCCTTGGTGGCTGGGGCTGGTCAGCCCGCTCGGCGGCCAAGGCCAAAGGGGACGTCACCACCTTGCAAACCAGTCTCAAGGCAGCCGACGAGAAAACCAGAGAGGCCGAGCGGCGCGAGCAGCTTAAAGAGACCGCCATCGCCACCCTCACCCGGGAACTGACCACCCAGGCACAAGCGGCGCAGCAGCTGCAGGGTCAGCTCGACCAGCTGGCGCAGGCTGCTGCTACCCGCGCCGACACCATCAAGAGGCTCAAACGTGAAAATGCCGAACTCAAGGCTTGGGCTGATCGCCCTCTGCCTGATCCTGTTATCAGGCTGCTCCAGCGCCCCGCCCTCACCGGCGCCGCAGATTATCAGGCTCACCTGTCCGGCCCCGAGCCCCTGCCAGCTGCCGCCGGCGGCACCGCGCAATAACGGCGACTTGCTCGACCAGCTGAGCCAGACCGAGGCCGCCTGGGCCAGTTGCGCCGCCAAGGTCGATAGCCTCATCACCTGCCAGACACGACAACAAGGGAGTGAAGATGGAAAAGCCAAAACAGATACGTGAGGTGCTGACCCGCTGCGTGCCACACCTCAAGACCAACCCGGACAAGCTGCACATCTTTATCGCCCCGGGCAATATCGAAAGCACCGGCGCCCGCTCCCTCTCGTTCGAGTGGCAATACCCCCTCACCATCGGCATTGAAGACTTTGCGGGCCACCCGGATCAGATCATGGTGCCGCTGCTGGCCTGGCTGCGCCAACACCAACCCGAGCTGATGACCAACGACGAGTTGCGCAAGGATGGCATCACCTTCGAGGCCGAATACCTCGCCAACGACCTGATGGATCTCATCATCACCGTCAAGCTGACCGAGCGGGTCAAGGTATGGCAGAACGAACAGGGGATAGGCTGGGAACATCTGCCAGAGCCACCGGAAGACCCTTATGACGGCATCACCTGGGAGCTCTTTATCAACGGGGAACCGCAGCCATGGCCACCGACGACCTGAACCGGCTGATCAGCTGGGCCGATGCTTTGCTGGCCAGCATGACACCGGCCGCCCGCCGGCAACTGATGGGGGAAATGGCCCGTAACCTGCGCGCCAGCCAGAGCAAACGGATCAGAGCCAACATCCAGCCGGATGGCAGTCCCATGACCCCGCGCAAGCCGCTCAAAAAGCTGGCGAAAAAACGCGTTGCAACCCGCCGCAAGATGTTTCAGCATCTGGTCAGCCCCCGCTGGCTCAAGGCGACCAACACCGAACATCAAGCCGTGGTCGAATTTGTCGGCTCGGCCAACCGGCTCGCCACCATTCACCAGTACGGCCTCAAAGACCGCATCAAGGGCCGCGAAATCAGTTATCCCGCGCGTGAGCTGCTAGGGATTACTACTGAGGAGGTGGAGCACTTGGAAGAGCTGCTGCTGGTCCATATGACCAAATAGAAGGTTGTCGAGCGAAGCTGCAACCCATACGATATGACGCAAACTCTATCGTATGAGGCAAGGATGAATCAGCGCTCTGAACTGCGGCAGCGGCTACGCCAACAAGCCCAGAAAATGAAGACAAAGCCAGTCAAATCCCCTGAGCGCACTCTCGTTCTGGTGCAGATCGCTTTGGCACTCTTACCACTACTGACGGCTTGTATCTATCTGTTTGGAATGAGTCGGCATATGGGGTATCTAGATTTTTTTCATGTAGATAGCAGCGAATTTCCACTATCAACGGAGCAAAACTTGTTAATGGGCGTCATCGCATTAATGAGTAATTTGCTGCCTTTCATCTTCTACCCTCTCGCATTCGTAGGCACCCTGATGATACTGGGGGCAATTATCGCATTAACGTTCAGATTGATAAAAAGGTGCTCAGACCATCTTCGCGCACGTGCTTTAAACATCGGTCACAGAGAAGGCATGCTTAGGTTCTTCAGAGCCCTATTTAAATACGCTATGCAACCTGGCGAGGCTAAATGGCTTGCGAGGGCATTTGACACAATTTCTACCTGGTACCTTCGCTTCTGTTGCGTATTAATCGTCTGCGTAATGATTTTTGGATTGTCATTTGTCAGCCTTCGTGATGGAGAGGCGGCGGCCAAAAAGCAAATTGAAGCTATGCTACAAGGAAAAACACATATTGCTGAACAGCTCATCTACGCCAAACATCCAGAGGGTATCCCCGCACTGCGCATCGCCTGCAACGCGACCCAATGCACCTTCTGGACGGAGAAAGACGGCACCATCTACCTGCGGCATGACCAGATTGATAGCGTGACCATCCCTCCGAAACCAGACAGTAAAGAGCAATCCCCTGGCGAGAAGGCCAGCTGAACGTGCTCAGGTGAGTTAGGTAAGAGCCCTGTGGGGCGTCGGCCGCTACTACAAAGCACTCTGCATATATACGCAGCTCTATTACCAATTTCAAAATGACAAGTATTAATTAACGCATTAATAAATAGCCAGGCAATTTAAAACAGGAAAATCAATTCATGTTACTCTCTAAATTTTATTCTTTTGAAAACTACCATGTGTCAGCTTTTAATGAGTATTCCGCTTGGTTTTCTAAACCATATGCGTTCAATGACCCCTTTGAAGGTAACTATAAATTAGACCTATCCGATATATCCATTGAGCATTTTATTTCTATAATTTTCCATGACATCGATGATGCGAAGTTAAACCCATATCATGACTTTTTCAAAAAAGTCCTAATAGAACAACAGGTTGATAAGAACACAGCAATAAAGATATTAACACCAATACTGTACGATAGTACGATGAAGCACAAAGAAGACTTAATAAATCAAATGTCAATACTCGTGAAGTCTGTACAAGATGCTTTCAAAAATAGTGGTGTATGTTGTTTTTTTAGTGGCGAAACCAATAGGGCAATTAATAATCCAATGATGTGGGGTCATTATGGTAATGGCCTTAGGGGGTTTGCTATTTCTTTCGAACCAGTAGACGGTTCCATTTTTGAAGAGCAAAATCTTTCTTCTTTATTTGTTAACTACAGTAATACGCCTCCGACATTTTCCCCCTTGGAAATTGCAGTTCGATTTATGTCAACAAGTGATTCGGCATTGAAGAGTGAATTAGTAAAGGCTTTACTAGAAATCACTCACACAAAAGGCTGCCATTGGGTTGCAGAACGAGAATTCAGATTTTCATGTAAAGAAGGTAATCGTCTTGTTAAATATAAAAAAGGGGTGATGAAATCATTATACATTGGCGATAAAATGGATTCATGGCAGAAAGCCACTTTGATATCTATAGCCAAAAATAATGGCGTCGAAAATATATACACAGCATCAACAAGCCATGAGACCTACGACATTATACTGAAACAAATATAACCTCCCGGAAAATTCACTAAATTATTCACAGTGAATAAACCATTCTGAATTAAATGCTCTTAGTATAGCCATTGTGTAATGCCATCACACAATGACCCTTCGTCGCTTTCCCGGCCATTGCCCAAAACAATGGCCCCATGCAACCGACCCCGACCGAACTCAAACGCCTGATCGACAACCTGATCCGCATTGGCACTGTTACCGCCGTGCGCTCCGGGGAGTGTCGCGTCAAAACCGGCAACATCACCACCAACTGGCGGCCCTACACCACAGAACGGGCCGGGGCTAACCGTACCCGCCACCGCCTGAGCCTGGGCGAGCAGGTGATCCTGCTCTCCGTCAGCGGCGATCTTCGCAATGCCTATATCGTCGGCCGCCTCAATGTTGACAACTTCCCCGAACCGTTGGCCGAAGATGACAACCCGGATCTCGACCGCACCGAATACGCCGATGGCGCGGTGATCGAATACAACCCGGCAACCGGTGAGCTCAGCGCCACCGGCATCAAGCAGGCCACTATCGTCGCCAGTGTCAGCGTGACTCTCGATACCCCCAAGACCATCTGCACCAACCAGCTGCAGGCCAAGCGCCTCATCTGTGACACCGCCAAGGTGGGCGACATCGAGGTGACAGAGCACAGCCACAAAAACGTGCAGCCGGGCGATGGCACATCAGGGGGCCCGGTATGAACTGGCTCGGTATGAATGCCGCCAATGGCCGCGCCATCAGCGCCAGCGACCACATCATCCAGTCGGTGCGTGACATCCTCATCACCCCGGTGGGTTCGCGGGTGATGCGCCGCGACTACGGTAGCGAGCTCTTTTACCTCATCGACATGCCCCAGCATCAGGCCACCCGCCTGCGCCTGATGGCTGCCACCGTGCAAGCCCTTATCAACTGGGAACCCCGCATCACCATCACCCGCGTCGATGTGCTGGGTGGCGGCATGGATGGCGCCCTCACCATCGAGCTCACCTGGCAGCGCAAAGATGGCGGCGTGCCCGATTCAAAAACAGAAAGTGCCTCCATCACCATCCCCACAGGAGCAGCCAGTTGAGCACCATTACCCTCTCCCAACTGCCACAACCCGACGTGATCGAACTACTCGATTACGAGACCATCCTCGCCGAGCGCAAGGCGTACCTCATCAGCCTCTATCCGGCCGACCAGCAGCAAGCCATCACCGCCACTCTGGCGCTCGAATCCGAGCCCATCACAAAGCTACTGCAGGAGAATGCTTATCGGGAGCTGATCTTGCGCCATCACATCAACGATGCTGCCGTGGCCAACATGCTGGCGTGGGCCAAGGGGAACGACCTCGACAATCTGGTGGCCAACTGGAATGTAAAACGCCTCACCATTCAACAGGGTGAACCGAGTGCCACCCCGCCGGTACCCGAGATCAAGGAAGATGACGAAGCGCTGATCCTGCGCGCCCTGATGGCGTGGGATGGGCTGAGTGTCGCCGGTCCGACCGGGGCCTATGAGTATTTCGCCCTCTCGGCTGATGGCAAGGTGGCAGACGCCAAAGGTTCAAGCCCATCGGGAGCAGTGGCCATCGTCACCATCCTCAGCACAGAAGGGGACGGCACCGCTGACGCGGCGCTGATCGCCAAGGTCACCCAAGCCCTCAGCCACGAAGACAAGCGCCCGGTGGGCGACCGGCTTACCGTACAAAGCGCCGGAATTATTCATTACACCATCAACGCTCGGTTGCACGTCAGCAGCCAGGGCGCCGAGGCGAATGTGATCCTGCAGGCCGCCCGCGATCGGCTTGCCGCCTTTATCAATCCGCACCGCCGTATCGGGGTCGAAGTACCCCGTTCAGCTATCGATGCCGCCCTGCATGTGCAGGGGGTTACCAAGGTCGATCTGCCGGGATGGAGCGATATCACCCCGAGCCCAACCCAAGCTGCCTACTGCACCGCCTTCACCGTGGAGCTGGCCGTATGAATAACCTGTTGCCACCCAGCTCCACCCGCACTGAGCGCAATCTGGCTGCCACCGGTGACCAAGCGATGCAGTTACCGATCCCGTTTCGCTCACTCTGGTCACCCTGGACCTGCCCCACCCACCTGCTGCCCTATCTGGCCGCCAGCTGGAGCGTCGATCGCTGGGATGACAAGTGGCCAGAGGCTACCCAGCGCCAAGTGATCGCCAACAGCTACTTCGTCCATAGCCGCAAGGGCACCATCGGTGCAATCCGCCGGGTGGTTGAACCGCTCGGCTATCTGATCCGGGTGCTGGAGTGGTGGCAAGAGACCCCACAAGCCACCCCGGGCACCTTCAAACTCGATATCGGAGTACTCGACACCGGCATCACCGAGGCGATGTATCAGGAGCTTGAACGGCTTATCGCCGACGCCAAACCCATGACCCGCCATCTGACGGGGCTGGCCATCAGCATGGAAACCCGTGGCCCGCTCTATCTGGGGGCAGCCTGCTACCAGGGCGACGAGCTGACCATCTACCCCTACAGCCCCGAGGCCATCGAGATCCTTGGCCAGCAGTGGCACGGCGGCGCCCTGCACACCCTCGACACCCTGACCATTCACCCGCAACAGACAGGAGGTGCCCATTAATGAGTGCCATCTATTTCGCCATCCCCACCCATGCGGGACAGGCCAAAATCGCCAACGCCATCGCGCTGGGCGTACCGCTCAAAATCACCCAGATGGCGGTGGGCGATGGCAACGGCCAGCCAGTCACTCCCAACCCGGCACAGACCGCCCTGGTACGGGAACTACGCCGTGCCCCCCTCAATACCCTGTTTCAAGACCCGCTCAACCCAGCGCAACTGGTGGCCGAGCAGATCATCCCCGAGAACGTTGGCGGGTGGTGGATCCGCGAGGTTGGTCTCTATGACGAAACGGGCACGCTGATCGCCATTGCTAACAGCCCGGACACCTACAAGCCCCAGTTATCGGAAGGGTCTGGCCGTACCCAGACCATCCGCATGGTGCTGATCGTCAGCGACACCAGCGCGGTCGAGCTCAAAATTGACCCGTCCGTGGTGCTGGCCACCCGCAAATATGTCGATGATGTGATGAAGGCACACCGGGAGAGCCGCGATCACCCTGATGCCAGCGAGACAGCAAAGGGGTTTTCACGTTTTGCCACCCAGACTGAAGTCAATGAATCCACCGCCGCCAATCAGAAAGCGGATGCGGTGGTCACGGTAAAAAACCTATGGGGATGGGTAAAGCAGGCTAGCGAAACTGTGCTGGGTATGATGAAGGTTGCAACGCAGGAGCAGACCGAAGAAGGAACCGCCGATGATGTCTCCATCACCCCAAAAAAACTCGTATTCGGGTTCACCGTACTGCTTGCAGATAACGGTTATATCCGGCTTCCAAAGTGGCTAGGCAGTTTCGTTATCCAGTGGGGAGTCGTATCCAGCAACGCATCAGGTGATTGCATTATTACGTTCCCAGATGCCCATAAGAGCGGGTGCTTCTGCGTCATCCCTGTCTCGGGTTCGAACATGAATGCGGCCTATGCATTCTCGACCAAGACCTTGACCCAGGCCAGTGTCCCTATGTTCAACACAGTTACGGGCGCAAAGTCAGGCCCTGGTCACAACATTCAATATGTGACGTTTGGACGGTAACCATGACCATTTTTGCAGCACAGAGCACCAGCGGATTCTATGAATCTGACATCCACTCGAACATCCCGGCCGATGCCGTTGAAATCACCTATGAGCGCCATGCAGAACTATTGGCAGGATTGACCCAGTCAAAGGTGATTGCCTGGCAGGATGGTTATCCATGTCTGAAAGACATGGCCCCCCCCTCTACCGAGCAACTACTGGTCGCAGCCAAAATAGAGCAAACTCAGCGCCTGCGTCTGGCGTCAGATGTCATCCTGCCACTCTCCTATCTGGAGCAGTCCAACGCATTAACCGCTGCTGAAGTCATCAATCTGCAGAATTGGCGAGAGTACAGCGTGAACGTAAGTCGAGTTGACCAGCAACCAAGCTGGCCAGCGTCGCCGCAGTGGCCAACCGAACCGGATACGGTCATCTAACCAGCCAACACCCCGCCCTGTTCAGGGTGTGTCGTTACTGCCACTCGTCACCCCCTTGTCACCGCCTCTCCAGTGTATCCACGCCAGATACACTGGCCGCCGCTCGCCTGCGATCCCCTGCCCCTGCATCCTGACCCTGTTCACATCACCTGCATTACCTACTCAAAGAATGCTCCGTCCGGACAACAGGAGAACCTATGGCACTGGACCAATTCCACCACGGCGTGCGCGTCGTCGAAGCGACCGAGGGTACCCGTACCATCCGCACCGTCGCCACGGCGGTGATCGGCATGGTCTGCACCAGCGAAGACGCCGACGCCACCTACTTCCCCCTCGACAAGCCTGTGCTGATCGCCAACCTGCCAGCGGCCATCGCCAAGGCGGGCAGCGAGGGGAACCTCAAGCGCTCGCTGCAAACCATCTATGACACCGTCAACACCATCGTCATCGCCGTGCGCGTGGCCAAAGGCACTGACGCGGCAGCCCTCACCAGCAGCATCATCGGCACCATCAAGCCCGATGGCAGCTATACCGGCCTCAAGGCGCTGGAGCGGGCCACCCCGGCCACCGGCGTCAAGCCGCGCATCCTCTGCGTGCCGGACAACTGCACCCTGCCGGTGTCCACTGCGCTGGCGGGCATGGCCAAGAAACTGCGCGCCTTTGCTTATGTACCGACCATCGCCGAGACCGTCGAAGCCGCGCTGGCCTACCGTGAAAACTTCTCCAGCCGTGAGCTGATGCTGGTGCATGCCGACTGGACGGCGTGGGACGTTGCCGCCAATGCCAGCATCAAGCTCGATGCCTGCCTCAAGGCTGCCGCCATGCGGGCACTGATCGACAAAGAGATTGGCTGGCACAAGACCCTGTCGAACGTCGGCGTGACCGGGGTCGATGGCATGACCAAAAGCCTGTTCTGGGATCTGCAAGACCCCGACACCGAGGTCGGCCTGCTCAACGCCAACGAGGTCACCGCCCTGATCCGCTCTGACGGCTTTCGCTATTGGGGCAACCGCACCTGTTCCGATGATCCCCTATTCGCCTTCGAGAACTACACCCGCACCGCCCAGATCCTGGCTGACACCATGGCCGAGGCCCACATGTGGGCCAACGACAAGCCGCTGCACCCTTCCCTGGTCAAAGACATCGTCGAAGGGATCAAGGCCAAGGGGCGTGAGCTGGTGAACGGCGGTTACTTGCTCGGGTTTGACTGCTGGTACAACGAGGAGCTCAACGACAAGGACACCCTCAAGGCGGGCAAACTGCGCATTGATTACAACTACACCCCGGTGCCGCCGCTTGAAGACCTCGGTTTCATCCAGCGCATCACCGACCACTACCTGATCGACTTCGGCGCCCGCGTCGCGGCCGCAGCATAAGGAGCCCCCATGGCACTGCCACGCAAACTCAAACGCCTGAACGTCTTTCTCAACGGCGAGAACTGGGTGGGTGAAGCGGAAGATTTCACCCCGGCCAAATTGACCCGCAAGTTTGAAGCCTATCGCGGCGGCGGCATGGGCGGCGCCGTCAACATCGATATGGGCCTCGATGACAGCGCCCTCGATGTCTCATTCACCTTCGGCGGCTATGGCGAGCCCCTGCTGCGCTGCATGGGGGAACCCAAGGCCGACGGCACCATGGTGCGCTTTGCCGGCTCGGTGCAGGGCGACGACACCGCCGAGGTGGTACCCGTCGAGATCATCTGCCGTGGCCGCTTCAAAGAGCTCGACCGCGGCACCCTCAAGGCCGGTGACAACTCCCAGGCCAAGGTCGGCATGGTCAACACCTACTACAAGGAGACCATCAACGGTCAGGTGATCCATGAAATCGACCTCATCAACATGATTGAGATCGGCCCCGATGGCGTCGACCGCATGGCCGAGCACCGCAAAGCCCTCGGCCTCTAACCCCTTCTCTCATCCAATGGGCGGTCCTTATCCAACCAATAAGTGCCGCCCTCACCACATCACCAGGAACCCAGACCATGGAAAACAAAACCGTTACCCTCGACCAAGCCATCCAGCGCGGCGACACCACACTCACCGAGATCCAGCTGCGCAAGCCCAAGGCGGGCGAAATGCGTGGCCTCAATATGACCGATGTGGTGCAGATGGACGTCAACGCCCTCACCAAACTGCTACCCCGCATCACCACCCCCATGTTGACCGAAGCCGAAATTGGCAACATGGATCCGGCTGACCTGATGCAACTGGGCAGCGAGGTAAGCGCTTTTTTGGTACCGAAGAGAATGGCCTACCTCATTGCGTAGACGAGGTGATGGCCGATCTGGCCATCATCGCCCACTGGCCGCCGTCCGAGATGGCGGCCATGGAGATCAGCGAGCTGATGGGCTGGCACCAACGCCTCGTTGAGACTCACAACCGCATCAACGGGGCAGAACAACAATGAACCCTCTCAAACTTCAAATCCTGCTTAATGGGATAGACAAGCTCACCGCCCCCCTCAAGGCAGCCAGCGGCCAGAGCCGCATCACCGCCAAAGACCTGGTCGACACGAAAAAGCGCATCAAGGAGCTGGAAGCCCAGAGCGGCCAGATTGATGGCTATCGCACCCTCGGCCAGCAGATTGGCGCAACCCGCGCCCAGCTGACCCAAGCCCAGCGCGACGCCCAGCAGATGGCGCAGCAGTTCGCCAAGGTCGAGCAACCGACCAAGGCCATGACTCGCGCCATGGAGCAAGCCAAGCAGAAGGTGCGCGACCTCTCCCAGCAAGAGCGGGAAATGGTCGCCCGTCACGGTAGCCTGAAACGGGCCATGAGCGAGGCAGGCATCAACACCAAACAGCTGGGCCAGCACCAGCGCCAGCTCAAAAGCGACATGGCCGCAGCCAACAGCCAGCTCGACCAGCAGCGGGCCAAGCTGGGGCAACTGGCCGCCCAGCAAAAACGCCTCAACCAGATCAAAGCCAACTACGACAAAACCATGTCGATGCGCGGCACCCTGGCGGGCTATGGCGCTGCGGGTATGGCCACCGGGGCCGCCGCCATCTACAAAGGCACTAATATCGCGGGCAAGGCGATGGGCTTTGATGTCGATATGTCCAAGGTGCAGGCGATCACCCGGCTGAACAAAGAGAGCAGCGAACTGGCCGCCCTGCGGGCTCAGGCGCGGGAGCTCGGCGCCAATACCGCCTTCACGGCAGGCGAAGCGGCGCAGGGCCAGGGCTTTCTGGCCATGGCCGGTTTCACCCCCAAGGCAATCCGTGACGCCATGCCAGGGGTGCTCGATATCGCCAAGGCTGGCGGCGTCGAGATTGCTGCCGCCGCTGACATCGGGTCCAACATCCTGACCGGCTTCAAGCTGCCGGCTAACCAGATGAACCGCTTGGGGGATGTGATGGTCGGCACCTTCACCCGTGCCAACGTCGACTTGCAGATGCTGGGTGAAACCATGAAATACGTGGGGCCGGTAGCCGCAGGGCTCGGGGTCGACCTTGAAACCGCCTCCGCCATGGCGGGCAAGCTGGGGGATGCGGGTATTCAGGGCAGCATGGGCGGTACCGCCATCCGCGCGATTCTCGGTCGCTTGGCCTCCCCGCCCAAGGCGGCGAACGATGCGCTGGCCGCCCTCAACGTCAAGACCGCCAATGCGGCGGGCAACCTGCGCTCGTTGCCCGATATCCTGGACGAGCTCTACAAGAAAACCAGCAAGATGGGGGACGTCACCCGCTCGGGCTACTTCAAGGCCATCGCCGGCGAAGAGGCGTTTGCCGCCCTGACCGTGCTGACCGAGCAGGCAGGTTCCGGCAAGCTGCAGGAGCTGATCGCCACGTTGAAGCAAACCCAGGGGGAAGCGGGCAAGGTCGCCAAGGTGATGGCCGATAACGCCATTGGCGACCTGGACAACCTCACCTCCGCCTGGGATGACGTGGGGATCCAGATGATGGAGACCGAGAACGGCCCGCTACGTGGCATTATCCAGCGCGTCACCGAAATCATCCAGGTCACTGGCGACTGGATGAGGGCAAACCCAGAGCTCACCTCGACCTTGACCCGTATCGCGGCGGTCACCGCCGTAGCGGCTGCCGCTGGCGGGTCACTGCTGCTGATTGTGGCGGGTCTGCTGGGGCCACTGGCCGCCATCAAAATGGGGCTTTCTACCCTGCTGGTCTATGGCGGCCCGTTGCTGACCTTCATCAAGGTGCTGACCATGGGCATGGTCAGGCTCGGCATTGCCATGCTTACCACCCCGCTCGGCTGGTTCATCATGGGGATTGCGGCGATCGCTGCCGGTGCCTACCTGCTCTACAAAAATTGGGATGGGGTCACCAAGTGGTTCAGCGACCTATGGGCCCAGTGCAAGGCCCCTGCCCTCGCCTTCTGGGAACTCCTGAAAGAGCTCTTCTCATGGACCCCCATCGGCATGCTGATCATGCACTGGAACGAGATCTGGGCCTTCTTCGATACCCTGCCAGCAGGGGCCGCCAACAAGGGTAAGGCCATCATCGACGGCCTGATTGGCGGCATCAGTGCCAAGTGGGAGAGCTTGAAGAACAAGATAAAGGCCCTCACCGACCTGCTGCCGGACTGGATGAAGGGGGGCGGCTCGGTCACCGCCAACGTCAATCCGTCCGGCTACCTCACCGGTAACTACAACACCCCGGCCACGGCGGGCGGTTCGGGATACGGCCCGCGCATCGTCACCCCGGTGCGGCCGGTGGCCAGAGGCAGCACCACCACCCAGATCCACACCCCGATCAGTATCACCCAGCAGCCGGGACAATCAGCCACCGATGTGGCGAAAGAGGTGAGCCGCGAACTGGATCGGCGCGAACGGCAGGCGGCCGCCAGTGGCCGCGCTTCCCTGACCGACCGCAACTAAGGAGCAACCACCATGATGATGACCCTGGGCTGGTTCGTGTTTATGCGCTCGACCGTGGCCCCGCAATCCCAACAAGACGAAAAATCATGGCGCCACCCGGGCAATAATCGGGTCGGCGCCCGCCCCTCATATCAGTACCTCGGGCCAGATGACGAACTCAGTCACTTAAGCGGGGTGCTCTATCCAGAGCTCACCGGCGGCCCAGTCTCCCTCGATATGCTCAATAGCATGGGCGACAGTGGCCAAGCCTTCCCCTTAATCCAGGGGGATGGCGTGATGCGTGGCTCGTTCGTGATAGAGGGGATCAGCACCACCCGCAGCGAGTTCTACCAGGATGGCAGCGCCCGAAAAATCGAGTTCAGCATCAAGCTGAAACGGGTCGATGACAACGACAGCTCCCTCGGCAATACCTTGCTAGGTCGCACTGCGGGCAACCTGCTGGGTAAATTGGGCGTTGGCAAGCTGCTGAACACGGTGGGCGGCAACCTTGGGGGGCTGCTCTGATGGGGGCATTCGACCAGTTCGGTACCCGCTTGGCTGAAAACCTTGGTATCACCAGCCAGCTGGATGCCCTGAGCCAGCAGCATCCTGTGCCCGCCTATCAGGTGCGGGTCGATGGCAGCGATGTCTCGGGCACCCTGCGCCCACGCCTGATGCACATGACCATCACCGATAACCGGGGCTTTTCGGCCGACACCATCGAGATCGCCCTCGATGACAGCGACGGCAAGCTGGCCATGCCGCGCCGTGGGGCCTCCCTGCAAGCCAGCATCGGCTGGCAAGGCGGCCCACTGGTCGATAAAGGCACCTTCAAAATTGACGAGGTGGAGCATGGCGGCGCGCCGGATGTACTCACCATCAGGGGCAAGTCGGCAGACCTGCGCGGCGGCATGAACAAACTGCGCGAGCGCAGCTGGCACTTCGAGACCATCGGCGCCATCGTGGAGCAGCTTGCAGCCCGCTATGGCCTGACCCCGAGCGTCGGCGACGCCTTCAAGGGGATGGTGATCGACCACATCGACCAGACCAACGAGAGCGATCTGGCCTTTCTCACCCGCTTGGCGACCGAGCAGGATGCCATTGCCACCGTCAAATCTGGCCGCCTGATGTTTATCAAAGCAGGCAACGGCACCACCGCCAGCGGCAAGCTACTCCCTGCCATCACCATCACCCGCCAGGACGGCGATCAGCACCAGTTCTCGGTGGCAGACCGCGACGCCTACACCGGCGTCATCGCCTACTGGCAAGACAACAAGGCTGCCGAAAAGAAGAAAATCGAGGTGAAGCGCAAGCGAAAGACCAAACCGAAGGAGGAACGACCGCTACCACCGGGAGTGGTAGTCAACAAGAAGGAGAACGAGCTGCTGGTTGGTGACAGTGAGAACGTCAAGGAGCTGCGCCACGTTTACGCCAGCCAGAGTAACGCCATGCGGGCCGCCCGGGCAGAGTGGGAAAAGCTGCAGCGCGGTGTGGCCGAATTTCAGATCACCCTGGCCAAAGGCCGACCAGAACTTTACCCGGAACAACCCACCACGGTCAGGGGCTTCAAACCACAAATCGACGAGGCTGACTGGCTACTCACCCAGGTGGTGCACGACCTCACCGATCAGGGATACACCAACCGCCTGCAACTCGAAGTGAAACTTGCAGAGCTGCCGGAGTGATGTCTGGATGCGAGAAGGGCCCCACAATGTGGGGCCCTTCTCATTCTGCCTGACAACGCACCGAGACATGGCCAGGGAAAGGCGCCGCATGAAGTGCACCGTCAGGCAGAGCGGCATCAT